AATAGCTACAGACCATTTTTTAACCGAGTTTGGCGACAGGTTGTAGGCTTGTGCGATTTCTTTTGTTGGTTTCATTATTCTTCACCTTCTGAGTGAGCATCACATAAAGCGATCAGAGCTGTTTTATATTTATTCCAAAATTCAACTGCTGATGATTCCATTTTTGATATTGCGTTATCGTCAAATGATTTCCACTCTGAGATTGAATGCACTTGACAGCCAATTCGAAGGTGATGCGTTGTTATTGTCACATCCCACTCAAGGTTGTAGATAAATAATGGCGTTTTTAATAGCTTTTCTCCGTACAGGTTGGCTTCGCGCAGGTTGGCTTCGCGCAGGTTGGCTCCGTACAGGTTGGCTCCGCACAGGTTGGCTCCGCGCAGGTCGGCTTCGCGCAGGTCGGCTCCGTACAGGTTGGCTCCGTACAGGTCGGCTCCGCGCAGGTCGGCTTCGCGCAGGTCGGCTTCGCGCAGGTTGGCTCCGTACAGGTTGGCTCCGTACAGGTCGGCTCCGCGCAGGTCGGCTTCGCGCAGGTTGGCTCCGTACAGGTTGGCTCCGTACAGGTTGGCTCCGCGCAGGTCGGCTCCGCGCAGGTTGGCTTCGCGCAGGTTGGCTTTTGCTTTAATTGCCTCTAACAAAGTTATTTTTACGCTGTTTTTTTCAGCTTCATGGCTAAATAAAACTTCTCCAGTAAATCGGCTTTTTATTTCTATTTTCATTTCTTCACTCCGGTTGATTGCCAGTTAGCGACTGGCTGCGCGGGGGGGGGTTATGCTACTTGAAAGTGATTTGCCGCTTGCTCTGGCGTTGCGTTGTTGCGCCACATCCAAGCAGCTACATCCATTTTTGGAGTTAATTCAAAATCAAACCACTCGAAAACGCCTGAGTTTTCCAATTCTGTTTTTGCATCTAATACTGTTTCGTAGTTCATTTTCTTCCCCTTCCGTTGTCGGCGTTATTGCCTGCGATGGATTTAATATAATACCGATACCGATAACGGTCAAGCGATAATTCAAAAAAAGGCGAATTATTTTTCGCCTAGTTCCTTGCTCAACATTTCAGCCCACAAGCTGAGATAGCTAACGCCATCCAACAAACTATCATAGTGCAGTCTATCCGGCGAGCTGTACTGACGAACCAGCTTAACCATAGTCAGCAGCAAACAAACATCCGAACCAGTCAGTGATTTACCTGTTGCCGCATTAAACGCGCTGGCAGCGGCTGCAAAACTTCTTTCACCTGTACCGCTTGCATCGTATTGCTTGCCGCGCTCAGATTGCACAGCGGCGCAGGCGTTTAGGAATTCGACGGCTGTTTTTGGTTGGTCGCTATGATAATGCTCGCCGGTGTTGCCATTCTGCGCAATCGCTGAGATACGCTCGTCTGTTTCGGGCCATTGTTGCGAGTTCATAATACCAACACCTCAACCGGCCAAGCTCTAAATCGCTCAAATATGGCTGCAGCTATGTTTTCCGGCTCTTCTTCTGTTATGTACGCAAAAGGCAATCCTTTCTGCATAGTTATTTTGTACGCTTTCATGGTATATCGCCTTTGATAATTAGCGCTGCCATGTCGCGAACGTCATCGCGGCATATCTCATGCACTCGCTGCAGTGCCTCTTTTCTTTCGCCCTTTGGTAGTTCTGCAATCCATCGAGCATCGGCATACATCACAAACGCCAGTGCATGACTTACTTCAGGATCCACCTCGTTAACTGTTAATTGTTTTTTTAGCAGCCGGTCGAACTGCTCTGCATGCCGTTTTATTTTGAGCCAATCCATACTTTCAACGCCTCCATTGCTGCTTCATAGCCAAGAGCCACACACACAAAAGATCCGTTTTCTTTTGCCGCTTCAAGGTACGCCAACTGCCCATCTTCCCATCCGCACAATGTATGGTCTTTCCTTTTCAGCTCACAAACAAAAGAAGGATTCCCTGGGATAATTATATCACTTGCGCCAGCCGTCATGCCTTCTGCCTTTTGCCGCATGGCCTGCTGAATGGTGCGTTTGCCTTCGTTGCGCGGATGCACAGCAATAACGCCAAGCTGCGGATAGTCACGGCGCAGCACGTTGAAAAATGTTATCTGCTCAGCGCTTTCTACTGGGCACTTTTTGTTGCGGTATTTCTGATCACCATACACCGGTAAAAGTTCTGGGAATTTCATTCTGAAAACTCCTGCTCATTGTAGCCAATAACAGTAAAGAAACTTGTTCCGCGTTCTTTTCTAGCTGTGACAGTAACCGGCATTGTCGGCTTTGCTGCTATAAAAGCCTCCGCTGTTTTTGGCTTTGCTTCATAAACTCCGCAAGCCTGGCACAACTGAACCCAGATAGATTTCGGCATTTTGTGCTTTTCTTCGCAGTCTGCAAATTGCTTATACCATACGCTAAACGTCCGATACTCAGTGGTGAAGTCAATCCTCAGTGTTGTGTTTCCTGCTTGGCTGATCCACTCCTGCATCTTCCATGACAGCACTTTATCGCTGGTTGCACTATATGGGTCTTTCTTCAGCTTGGTAAACTCAATATGCAGCTTTTCATTAGGATCAACCAACTCAGCCTTGCACTTTTCACAATATCGCGCAGTGATATCGTTTTCATGCTCGCACTCTGCGCATGTTTTAACGCTCCACCGGTAACTGCAGCGCTCGTTAACGCCTTTGACTATGCTTGTGCCAAAGCATCGACGGCCAAAATGCGCAGGCATATCGCCATTTTCTGTTTTGATCCTAGCACCAGTCAGATCCACAAAATATCCGTTTTTATCAACGTCGAAGCCGTCAGGGTTTGGCCGACCGCTAAACTCATTGATAAAACTACATGATGGACAATGCGCTTCTAATCCGCCATCACCTTTGGCTGCTTTCCTAGCTGTTATCTTTGGATTAAACAAATCACCATCAGGACAGTGGCGCTCAAGGTTTTTTGCATAATCCAACACTAAGCAATCAGGCTTTTCGCTGTATGCAATGGCTTTCGGATTCCCCGCAGTTGAAGGATCCACAAGTCGCAAACCTCGACCAATAATCTGCTGCAGCAATCGAACAGACTCAGTGGCTCTTAGGATGGCAACAACATCAACATGCGGCGCATCAAAGCCAACCGTTAGCACTGCGACGTTAACCAGGTATTTGAACTGGCGTTTTTTAAAGCGCTCAATGATTAACTCGCGGTCTATCTTTGTAGTTTTGCCATGAATGATTTCGCTGTTATCTTTTGGCAGTGATTCCATAATTTCATAGGCATGCGCAACAGTTGCCGCGAATATAATCACGCCATTTCTGCCGTATGACTTCTGCACGATATCAGCAACGATAAAGCTAGTTAACCGACCCTTTCCTTCAAACACTTGCTCAACTTCTTTCGCGTTGAACTGGCCGCGACTGTTTAACTCCAACTGGTCAGCATCATAACCAGAAACATGGTCAAGATCAGCATGCGGCGGCGTTAAGAATCCTCGCTCGATTAGCTCATGCGCATTCACTCGATACAGCAGCTTTTGATAGAAAGGTTCTATGCACTCTGTTTCGTGCATTGGCTTTCCGTCTTGATCATAAGCATACACATAGCCAGCTCCTAACCGGTAAGGCGTAGCAGTCAACCCCAACACGCGCAGCTTATTGTTTCGTTGGCGTAGTTGGTCAATGATTTTCATCACTGTTGGCGTTATGCCGTCGCCTTCGTCAATAATGACACAGGCAAAGTTATGGCCAAATTTATCGATATCATTGCCAACTGATTGTGGCGTACCAAAAACAACATTATGCCGCAGGCATTTGCTAATGCTGGCGCAGTAAACAGATGCAGGGTAACCGGTTGATAGGTATTTTTCTCTGTCCTGCTCGACCAACTCTTTTGATGGCGCTAACACTAGCACTTTCTTTCCTGAATTAACATCAATCCAATTGGCAATCATTGCAATGATAACGCTCTTGCCTGCACCTGTTGCTAGGTCAAGAACTGCCGGATCAATGCACTTTTTCATCCAGTCAATAGCCGCATCAACTGCGGCTTGTTGATAGTCGCGCGGCTTCATTACTTCACCGTCCAGTATGATGATTCTTTGCCTCGGTATGATTCAAGGTCAGCATCTGGCAGCAGGTCTTTCAGCGCTTTGGCATAAGCAATTGAGCCTTGGCGCCTTGCCAATGTAATAGACACATCGCCAATCTTGCCGCCTTTTTCATTCGTTGCTTCAATCAATGCCTGCTTTGCTTCTTCCAGCTCATTCTCAGCAACTTCAAGCGCAGCCTTAGCCATCTTGTACCGTTGCACAAGTTTACCGCCATCAATGTATTTCCAAGCGTTTCCTGGCTTGCGCTCTTCAAGATATTCATCATAAAACGCCTTAAGCGCTGGCAGTGTTGACTCAATAAATTCAACATCAAGATTGACGCGCTCTAGGTTGTCACCGTATGGCGACCATTGGTAAAAGTCGCACCACATTCTACCGGTACAGAAAAGTTGATACTGGATTTGTGCATAATAATGCTTTTGGTCATCAATAGACTTAAAGCCGTCCGCACTATGGCGCATACCATACGGGCACTTAATTTCCAGTAATCCGTCAACGCCAATTAATCCGTCGGGCGATG